TCTGAGCTTATCACATGGCTTCGCAATGATCCTGCGCTCGCCTCCATTAATGCGATTGAGGAAGAGGCTCCCATCAAAGCAAGCGCTCCCTGGTTAGGGATCGCTGCCAGCGCATCAACCGACTGGGGCACCAAAGAGCGCCCGGGCCGCGAGGTGCGAATCGCAATCGAACTTGAGAGTCGCGGCGATGAACCTGATGCAGATGGCGATTTGGTAAATGCGATTGAGCGTCGAGTACTCGATCTGCCTCCATTCCATTCCGGGTTTGAGCTTGCATCGGTGCGTTTCCTGCGCGCTCGAAGCGAGGAGCGTGAAGGAAACTTACGCGGCGCTTTACTCGAATTCCGATTCCGACTTTTCGCCCCCATCAACTGAAATCTCACAAACGGAGAGAAGCTATGCCAGCTCAGAACGGATCTGCTTTTTTGCTCAAAATCGGAGACAGTGGTTCACCGGTCACATATGAAACCGTGGCCGGAATGCGAACCACGCAAATGTCGATCAACGGTGATCCTGTAGCCGTTACGAACAAGGAATCGGGCGGATGGCGCGACTTGCTATCCGGCGCCGGCACGCGATCCGTGTCAGTCAATGCTGCCGGAATCTTTCTAGGCAGCAGCGCAGAAACATCCGTACGTGCCCATGCGTTGGCTGGCACACTCGACGACTACGAGCTGTCCTTTGAAGACGGAGAGCGTCTGCGGGGCCGATTTCTGGTACAGCGGCTTGATTACTCGGGCGATTTCAATGGTGAGCGAAATTACACGCTGCAGCTTGAGAGCTCCGGACCGGTTGTACCCGCATGAGCCAACCTCCCAATGCCTTGCGCGGTGAGGCGCAGTTTCAGCTTGGTGACAGGCAGTTTCTGCTGCGCCCGAACTTTGAAAATCTCGTTGCAGCCGAGGAGGAGATTGGTTCGCTTTTCGCTCTTGTCGAACGCGCTTCTGAAGGTTTGCTCACTTTATCAGAGGTGAGCACACTGTTGTGGCACTGCCTGGTAGCAGACCCACGACCATCGCGCGAAGAGGTCGGAAAATCAGTACTAAAACTGGGCCTGATCGAAACAACCAAACCAGTAAGAGCGATCTTATCACAAGTGCTGCAAGGTCAGTCATGACAGACGATGTGCCCGGCAACTTTGTGAAGACTGTGCCGCGATGGTGGAGCGTTGCCGCTCAATGGCTGGGCTGGCGACCAGAAGAGTTCTGGCGGGCTACACCAGGCGAATTGAGGGGAGCTTTGTCTGACCCTCAAGCACAGCAAGGCACTCATGCCCCTTCCATGGATTGGATCGCAGAAATGTTGGAGCGCGAGAAAAATGGATGACTATTTCGAAGAATTGGTAATCGATGTGCGCGCTACGACGGACGGGTTTAACTCCGACCTTGAAGCTGTGCGAGGCACGGTCGATTCCACATTGATCAGCAGCTTTGATCGGGCCGGCTCGGTGCTCGAACGTGGCCTTCTTTCAGCGGTCAGGCGCGGCTCTTTAGGTTTTGATGATCTGCAACGGGTCGCGTTTAGAACGATGGATGCCATCGCTGCTCGCGCAATCACCGCAGGGGTTGGCTCACTGTTCAGCGGACAGGGTTCTGGTTCAGGGTTTGGTGGCCTTCTAGGCCAGACGTTTGGAACGCTTTTAGGCCTTCCGGGACGCGCAACGGGCGGGCCCGTCTCACCGGGTCGTGGGTATCTGGTGGGTGAAAATGGGCCTGAACTCTTCGTTCCAACCTCATCTGGCAGGATCAATACCAATCAAGGCGCGGTCGCGGCGGGCCGGGATGTGCGCGTGGCCATCCAGCTTGCATCGCCAAGAGGGACCGCTGCACCCACCGCTATGCAACGCTCATCGCGGCAAGTGGCAAGCGCCGTACGCCGTGCGCTCCAGGATCGCTGACACAGGACATATCCAACTATGGCATATTGGCTAGCCCGCGAACGACGTGGGCAGGAATCCAGCTTTATTCAGAGATTTGACCCGCGCTTCTGGCGTGTGAACTTTCCTCGCCCAGCGATGGCCTCTGTTGTGACAACAGGCCCAGACTCGATGCAGATCGATGTGGAGCTTCACCATAAAGGCGAGCTGATTGGCCTCATTTGGGAGAGCGCGGACAGAGTAGACCACCCTCTCCTCGCCTATGAGACGAGCCGGGATTATTCCAACACAACTTTGCGCTTTCGCTGGCAATCGGAAGGCGTGATCGCGCTAGATGAAGTCAACGGACCCACACTCACAATTGAAGGGCGCGATGCACAGGGCAATGCTCAGGCATGGTTCGTAAGACTATGGAATTACGCCGAAGGAACACCGACAGATGCGGTGATCTCTTTGAGCTTCTCCGAGCTTGAGAGTGGATTCTCTCTTCCTGGGAGCCCTATCCACCCTTCTGACATTGATCGGATGTTTATCTCGCTTGTGGCACCTGGTTTCGCAGCGGGCAGCGATGCGCCCTTGCCAGAGCGTTTCAATGGGAAAGTGACGGTATCCAACGTCGTCGCAGACGGCCGACACAGTATGTTGGAGATCGGTGACGTGCGCCTGCCGGTCCATGGAGATCGCCTCGCAACCGCTTATGATGATGCCTACGATCAGACACCGGCACGGATATTGAGAAACTTGGTGGGCCTAGGGTATCGCCAAGATATCATCCACTATGTCGGTATGAGCCATTTCATGCGCCTCGGCTTCGAAAGCGCGGATTTGTTGGCCGTACCCGAGGGTGAACTATGCGAACCTTGTACACAATGGCACCGAAGTTTCTTCGCTTTGGCGGGCGAGAACGACCTCGAGGTCATTGCGTCGATTTCTTACGAATTATTCAATGCCTATTGTCCAGAAGACTGGAAACAACGCACGCTAAACGGTGAACCAGCGCTCACCGGGTGGACACCTCCATCAAGCCTGCTTTCCCCTGCTAACGCTGAAGCGATGGCATGGCTCCAGACGACTGCAACGGCGTTTGTTGCGATCTTTGCTGAAACAGCGCTGCCGGTGCGACTCCAAATCGGAGAGCCATGGTGGTGGACCACAAAGCAAGGCGAGATTTGCCTTTATGATGACGCCGCGCGTCAAGCCTTCGGCGGAGCTCCTCCTGACATTCAGGACATGCGTCAGCCATTGGACGCTGATCAGATTGCGCTTCTTGATGAGGCGGGCGCCCTCTTGGCCCAGTCGACTGCGGATCTCACCGCAACTGTCCGCGCAGCCGCACCCACGACCGTCGAAGTTTTGCTGCTCGCATTTACTCCGACAATCCTCAATCCGCAAATGCCAGAGTTGCAACGGGCCAACCTCCCGGCAGGCTGGGCTCGACCCGCATTCGATCGTCTGCAGCTTGAGGACTATGACTGGCTAACACAAGGCGCGGACGCCCTGCGCCGACAGGCCTACCTCTTCGCCAATGCGCGCCTCCAATACCCCATCGACGAACAGGATTATCTCGCTGGCTTTGTCCTTCAAGAGGAGGACGACGAGGAATATTGGACCCGCATTGATCGAGGCATAGATGAAGCCGCCAAGCGCGGCATTGAACGTCGATATGTCTGGGCACAGCCCCAGGTCAATCGCGATGGTTACACCCGCATTCCAGCAAGCCAAGAGGTCGAAATGGAAGCCTTTGATGATATCATCTACCCCTTCGCTCTCGGGCGCAGCGCGTCAGTCGCGCCTGAGTTTTCAACCTCGGTCACCGTCACATCGTCCGGTCATGAGCGCCGAAACTCTCTTTGGTCTGATGCAAGAATTCACTTCGACGTGGGCCCCGGTATTCGCTCAGAACACGAACTGTGCGAGCTCATCAGCTTCTTTAGAGCGAGACACGGGGCGGGGCGCGGTTTCCGCATTAGCGATCCCACCGATCATAGCTCCAACGGCATGACGGGGACGCCAACCATGCTCGACCAGCTAGTTGGCACCGGCGACGGATTGGCGGCAGAGTTTCAGCTTGTCAAAACTTATGGCGGCAGCATCGAGCCACAAGTTCGCCCTGTCACTCGCCCCCGGGCGGAAACGCTCCTGGTAAGTGTTGATGGCACTCTTTCATCTGATTGGTTCCTTGGGGACAAGGGCAAGCTGATTTTTAATTCAGCCC